GTCCTCGCCACCAGCGACATGAATTTCGTTAGTACCATTATTCGGAGGAGTGTCATTAACTTGGGAAAATCGTACGCTAGAACCTTGAGCATAATCACCAACTCTATTATGAGTTGATAAAATTGAGAATCTCATAGCTCCCTGATAAGGAACTGAGAACTCAAGCTGTGGGTTTTGGCGAGTAGCTCGAGCGTAACCAGATTGGACATTACCCAACGTAACATCATATCGTTGGATCCCTTCCTTACTGCTAGTTACACCAGCAACAGTTCCGCTAGAAATTGGCGTAACTGCTGCATTCTGTCGAGTTATAAACATGCCTCGAGGATTGGTAGTTGAAGTGTTGATCTTGTACTTAATTGATCCTCTCCATCCGGCAAACATAACTGCACAGAGATGAATAGGAGTATTAAACACCCAATATCCACCACTATCAGGACCATCTCCTAAAGATTCAGGAGACCGGAAACATGGAAATGCGGTGTATTGTAGAAACTGACCATAACTAAGTCCGGCAGATCCCCAACAATTAACTCTCCAGAGATAATACCTCTTCAGCAACATACGAAAAGAACGTACACTTTCACCAAAATAGACCAAAGGCCTTTCTGGAGATAATGAAGTTCCTGCATCTGCGAACGAAGTTGTAAGAACTCCAGAAGCTTCAGTAGTGTTTTCCTCTCGATCAGGAATAGAAACTGGATCTTGACTCTCAGAAGAGCCAGGAACGATTTCAGAACTAGCAATGAATGAAGCATCCGTTTCCTCCATTCTGTTTCTTTTAAGAGAACCAAATTCCATATCATCACCACCATTACATGTAACCCAGCAGGAAACTGCATTGGGAGATGAATTAGGTTGACGGAGAGGGTTAACAACCATAATGACCAGAGAACCATTACAGGACTCTGCATCAGGAGCACCAGTTGGGACACCAACTTCTCCTTGTCCCATAATATGCTGCTTATATGGATACATCTGCATCCACGGTACTTTCACCTTGACCGTTCTTGCTACAGATAAATCCAAAGTTGTTACGTAGTTAGTGTTGAAAGGATTGCCACTCTCCGAAAATGCAACATATTGAGCGTTTGACGGCTCATACACAATGGCAATAACCCCACGAGAAAGTTGGGATGCCACAAAATGAAAGTTATATTCAAGTGTTCCGCGCCAATAATCAAAGTTCATGGCAACGTAACCAACAGGAGAGGCAACATAATTGGAAGGTGAAGTAAGAGAAGTTGGAGGAGTTACTGGTATAACTGCAAGAACAGCACTAACAAAATTTCCACCTTCCCAATTAAATCCTCCAATATAAGAAGGAATTTTGACAAGATTGTCGAACGCAAGGAGATCTCTCTGATCATCACAACCTGCGGTTGATGGGTCTATAGACAATTCATTTTTCATAGTCAAAGCCAACTGCTCAGAATTATCATCTGCATCAGAATTACCCAATGCAAACATTGCACCTGGACGCATCCAGTTGCGTTCACGGACGTTAATAGGCCGAGAAAATCCGAACAATGAGGCCATAGCACCAAGACCTTTAGCGCCAATTTCAGTGGCTCTAGCATAGCTGCCTATAACAGGAAGGTCCTTAATATGACCTGCTGCAGCGGCAACTGCCGAGGCCGCTGCAGAAACAGCGCCAGGATTGGTAAATTCAGAAGAAGCAACAAACTGTGTTGGGGCAACTAGTTCTACATTGGTCATATGTGCAAAAACAGTGACCTGCATACTGGTGGTCGATCCATCAACAGTAGTATATTCGGTGATATTCTCCATGGTGATAGATCCTGGGGAAACATAAGTACCCCCATTATCTCCATTGGAAGGTAGGTAGTCATATGGATACATAAAAGGCAACACTAGACAACCTCCTCTCGAAGAACATCCTTCAAGAATCAAATTTTTGCGCTGACTGCGTGTCCACAATCCCGGATAAGTGAGAGTAGACGAACGATCAATGTTCATATAACAATAAGACACCAAAACCTGATTCTGTATAAATGGAGTTCCACTAACTTGAAATTCAAGATGTAAATCTCCACGAACATACAGATAATTTGCTAATTTACGACGAACAGCTAGATTGGACAAAAAGGCAATCCAGGGATCAAAAGTATCTTCAGTCAAAACAGTATTAAAACTGAGACTATTAATTCTAATCTTTCTGGAAAGAAACCTCTTAATGTCAGCTTCTTCATCAATCATAGTCTGATGAGTTGAATCCCAGCTTGCACCGGAACCAATCATCGAATCCATATCTCCCTTAACATCCTTGTTGGTACCAGCCAATGTAGGATCGGAGGATGGAAGAAATTCGAGCTTTGTTATCGCAGGTTCGTACTCTGCGGGGAAATTATATGGCGTTTCCCAATGCTCTATTGTAAGTGTAGGGGTAACTGAAATTATACTCCCACAAAGCTAGTTAGGCTATAGTAGGTCGTCCTCTTAGTTTCTGAAGAGGAAAACAGCGATTCAACTAAAATACATGCTGGTGAATCAAATCAGCATGCGTCTAAGAGTGGTAACTTAACTGACGAAAGAAAAGTCTCTCGAAAGTCATGTTTCGGCAGCCACTCCACTGCTTCTTGACTGTCTTAAGGATCAAGTACGTTGTCATACGCAAAACAAATAGCTCTGCGGTCAGAATATCACAGTCTCGTTCTTTGTAGATTCTCCACATATCGCGAAAACTGTCAGCAACATACCAGGGAACATACTCTGGGAAGTTGTTCAGAAACCAAGTAATATCAGTCTCAATATCACTTCCAGAAGCTCTCTCACCAAGATCCAGCATACACGAATAGGACACATCCCGCATAAAGTCAGGGACGTCTCCATCTTCATAATCTGACGCTGGTTCGAACATGCTCCAGTCAAGTCTTGATCGTATTTGTAGTCCATATCTTTCCAATGCTGGAAAGCGTAGACCAAAGGGGAAATTGGCAAAAGTTCTGCTGTGATATCTCCATCAATAATAGGAGAACCGAACAGAGTATCGGGCATAGCTAGAGGAACAATAGTTTCTCCATCAGTGATGATTTCCCCTTCTGGAAGATAAGGTGCCGAATATTCGGAAATGGCCACACTAGAACCATTTTCAGATTCATGAAGTGTATCCCAAATAACGCTCCAAACAGGCTCTTCATCTTCCCTAAAATAGGATTGAAGATCTCTAACAATTTCAGATGAAGGTTGAAAATCCCCTTCATCAGGAACCATGTACTCAGCCATGTTCAAACGAACATTTTCTAAAAATTCATGGTAATCAGGAATTGCATCAAAGTCAAGATTTTGGATAGTAGTCAACAGTCCAAACCAAAAATCTGAGTTGTGGTACTCAACGCCAACAACTCTATGATAGACAGTATGGAACTCGCTAGGCCGACCAGAGATCAGTGACTGAATCTCGAGATTAATGCTAAAGATGGTAGAAATTTCGTTATCCACCAATTCCTCAGCTTTAGCGAGACACAATCTCCAATCGCTAATACAAGAAGGTCGAATTCTATTTTGTGCTTCACAATATCTGGTATCATAACCGACAGACAACTTCATACGGGCAGCTTCAATTTTCTTCTGAATCTCTTTCAATTCTTCAAATTCAAACTGCTTTAAGACACCAAACGTTCCAAGAAAAGCAACAATTCCAAGTAAAAGTAAAAAGTAAATACTGAGATGAGGAGCATTTTCTCCAGCTTCACCATAAGCACATGCAATATTCCATAGCATGTGAAGGAGAACGCCAACATCTTTTCTCTGGGTGGAAGCCCACCAATGGAGGAATATCCGGGGAACACACCAAATAGTAAAAATTGTTCCCTTTTCAATGCTCTCATAGACACCAAAGAGATAACCACAAAGTGGATGTAGCCTCTTAAAACCCTC